TTCTTCAAAAACTGGTGGTTCAAAATCCAATTGTTCTTGATTTGCATTTTCTTCAACTTCTGCATCCAATACTTCTTTGCGTTGACGTTGTTCAGATTCTTTAATTTGATTTGATAAAAGACTAGCGTCATCCGTGCTGTTTAAAATCTTTTTACATGCACGGTTTATTACAGTCTTTTTAGCCATTTCTTGAGGGAATCTTCTGTGTGTACCGTCTTCTTTAAATACACCGTTATAAACCATTTGTGATTGCTTCCACGCTTCTTCAATCTCTTCAAATGTCATGATTTCAGTGTAATTTCTACTTTCATCTTTAAATACAACTGTTGCATATGCACCGATAATGTTTTGTGTGTTTCTGTTACCAAAAGACTGTGTATGTTCAAGTTCAACAATTTTTCCGTTTTTAGTTTTATACTTAACTTCGTCACCTTCAAATATGACTTCTGCATTAATTTCTTCTGCGCCTGCTACACGTTTAGTTACTGCCATTGTTCCGTGGTAACTTCTTTGGAATTGAACCTTATCGCCATACATAATGAAATAGCCTTGATTCTTAGCAGGATTTAAACCTTGTACAACCATGTCCATTAAGGCGTTTGCTATGCTGGTTGAAGTTGCAAATTCCAGCGCTGGTTTATAACCATCTTTTTTAGATCCTTTTAATTCTTGCAGTTGTAACATTGCTGACTTCATTGCATTCTCAGGCGAATAGTTTGCAGGAAACTGTAAATCTCCTTGTGCTTCTAATGTCTTAACTCTAGATAGAACGTTGTCGCCCATTTTATTGTTTTTTAATAGTAATTCATTCGTCATTTTATATAGTCTCCATTCTTAATTTTTTATCTTGTTCATTTACTATCAATTGAATTTGTTGTGATTCTGTTTTGATAAGCTCTGTTACTGATTCAGCATTATCAATAAATATTGGCGCTGTAACTTTAAAATGTTTTGATAGTGTGTTGATGATATCTAAGCCAACATTAATTCTTGAGGCGTTATTTAAACCGCTGTCATACTCGACACCATTAACCGTTGTTGAACATGTTTCTTCTAATTCGCCGTTAACTAAGGTATTGAATAGCTTAAATTCAGCAATATCAAATTCGTTATTGATGTTTTCAGTAAGCATTTTGACTTTTGTTGTTGTAAATTCTTTTAAGATATAAAGGTCATGTGAATACTTTTCTTTTTCATCCAATAATCTGTCTTCTTCATTTCTTAATTCAGAAATAACATCATCTAGATGTTTATTTGATTTTTCGATTGATATTGACACTTCAATTTCTGATTTTTCTTGAGTAAGTTCGCTTATTTTGTCATCTATTCCTGAAACTTTATCTTGAATAGTTTTCCTGATGTTAGAGCGTTTTTGATTAATCTCATTTATCTCTAACATTACTGCTTTGTATTCGTCAGTTTGCGTAACGTCAACGTGAGTTATTTTCAACTTATTAATTTTGTTTTGTATTCTTGCTGAACGCTCTTCTGCTTCGTTGATTTTAATTTGTAAATTATTGTTGTCATCCTCTAATTTCTCGATAATTGGCTTTATTTTCTTGCCCTCTGAAATAATGTGATTGATAGATGTTTGTATTGTTTCTAATTCTTTCGATTTGTTTGCATTGAATTTCTGCAATGCTTTTTCTCTTACCTCACTCACTTGTTCAGCTGGTAACTGTTGACCACAACAACTACATACATTGTCATCAAGATATTCAAATTTTTGATTTTTAGCTTTTTCTAAATCACTTTTTAATCCTTTATGATTTTCTAATAATTGATTACGTCGATTTTCTTCATGTGTAATTTGTTGTTTGTTTTGCTTTAATCTTGTTTTAAGATTCGCAACCGTTCCATTTTCAACGTGTAGCTCATTTGTTAAAGCATGTATTTTGTTCTCATTACTGGCGCTATTATTAGCTTCTATGCGCTTCAATTCTGATTGTTTATCAGCTAATTGGTTACGCAAATTAATTTCTTCTGCACCGTTTTGAATATCTATACGCTCATTTTCAAGTTGCTCAATTTCTTGTTTTATGATTGTGTGTCTATCATTATCGAATTCCGGTACATCCTGCTTATTTTGTTGCGTTTGGTTAATACGTATCGGAATATCTTTGATATCTTTGTTAATCTGTTTTATCTTGTCTGTAAGAATCTTTTTCTTTGTTTCAATTTCGTGATCTCCAAGAATATTATTTAGTTCTTTAAAATCATCATTTGTTTTAATGACATCCTCATCATTGATTGGTTTAGCGATTTCAAACAACAAACTTCTTCGTTTCTTCCAATCTAGTAAGTTAAATGCTTGAGGGTTCGTAATTAACTTGAATACATCTTCATCAATCAGTTCATCAATACGAGCTTTATAATCCTTTACTTTTATTGATTCATCATTGATATATTGTTTCTTCGTTCGACTTCGTGAGTATTCCTTGCGATTCGTTTTTTGATTTATTGTGTACTTAGGATGTGACTCTTTTTTAAAAGTCGTAATTTTTCCGTCGATTTCAAATTCTGCGAAAACAGTCGGAATTAACTCATAATTTTCTTCGTTTTTTTCGTTTAAAGGTACAGGGTTAAATGATTTGGTTGAACCGTCTAAACCCTTATCGAAAAGCAGCCATTGTAATGCGGTTGCTGTTGTAGTCTTGCCAGTCGCATTATTGCCGTATATTTTTGCATCTTTACCGTCAAAGTTAAATTTTTCTTCTTTGATTCCAGCAAAGTTCGATATAGTTAACTTATTTATTTTCATATCTTTCCTCATGCTCCTTTTTTAATCTTCCGATGACCTCTTAGCACCTCGATAATTAAATTTTTTATTCGTTCATGGCTGTCTGGATTGATTTCATGTATCTGCACAAGCTTATTGTTTGTTTTGTAACTGTCGTGATAGTGCAAGAAATTAATCGATAAGTATCCGTGATGATTACGTTCAATTTCCAATAATGCTCGTTGGTTTGACAAAGTATATTCGTCGAATAACGTCTTAAAAATATTCAATATATTTCTTTCTGTATCTCTCATGCTTATACCTACCATTTCATGACTAAGTTAATTAGTCTGTCCTGTTCATCTGTGTTATTTTCAATCCATTCATAAATACTTTGTTTCAAAATATCTAAAGCTGTGTATAGATCGTTCTCGTCAGAAACTAGTAGCCCGTCAATTGAATTTCCTTCATGATCTAAAACGACTATTTCGACACTATATGCTCGCTTCTTAACTCTTAATTGAAAATCAAAGCCATCTACATTAAATATTTTTCGACATACGTCACCCGTTTTGTAATACATTGTTTTAGTCCTCCTTGTCGTCATCTATACCGAGAATTTTTTGTGATTTACACATTTGGAGAACATTGACAATATCTTTATAACTCTTAGTGCTATCCAATAAGTAAGCAAGATCAAAAGTATGACCAATCACAGAACTTGAACCTGCTAAATAATCTCCGTCGATAACTCCTATTGATGAGAAAAGCAAAATATCAAATTTACTTTCTCCCTTAATTTCTTTCGCTAATTCATACAATTCTGCCGTTTTTTCAGATAATAAGTCTTTTATTTCTTCCTGCGTCATGTCTTTATAATTTTTAGTCATGGTTGACTTCCTCCGTTTTTCGTTTTATATTTAACTTGAATTTTATTTCTTAAATGTTTGTTACTGTTACTTGTTGGCGCAAGTAGCAGTTTTTTTATTCTTCATAAAAGTATTCCTTATAGAATATGAATGTTGCGATACTTGCGAATCCTGCAATTGACCATGCTGTAGTGAAGTATAGAAACGGCATAAGTACAATCGCTAAGACTGTGAAGCATAGTACTGCTACTAGGTAGCTTTTATAAATGTTACTCATTTTCTTTTTTCTCCTCTTTGGTTGTTTCATCGTTTATCAAACCTTGCATTTCCATTAATTTTTGAGGTATACCAGCTTTTAACTGGATTTCGTATAACATTTGTTGAATGTGTGGTGGCACTTCTACCATTCCTTTCGTGTATAATTTAGTTATCTCCTAGTGAAAGGAGGTGATAAGTATGGAATTTAATGATTTTCAAAATTTCTTTGGTGAACTTAGTAATCAAGCCGAAAAAGAATTCGGTGGTGACAGTGACTTTTTTAGAGATAGAATAAATAAGTTGAAAGAAGATGCTCCTGAAAACGTATCTTACGAAATTATTTATTCAATAGCTTTATACGAAAGCTTAAAAGCTCAACAAGATATGAAAATTTTGAATACAGTTAAATATCTTTTAAATCGTGACTAGCAATATCCAACAATGATTTGCTCTGAGCATTATTAATTTTTGGATAATCAAAATTTCTAAGTTTAAATCTTGTGTTTTTCTCAATCTTCCAAACCTTCCAAGTCGCAACTGCCATTGTGATGAGGAGGGTTGTTTTGTATAGTGCGTTCATTTGTAATTCCTCCTATTAAGTTGTTTGTTTTTCTCCTAAAAACTTGTTAACAAAGTATTGTTGTCCTTTACCTGTTACTTTTGGCGTCTTACTAATTGATGTGTGACCGTCCGAATGTGTGATTGATGTTTCTTTAATTTCGAATAACTCACGTTCCATTGAATACTGTGTAGGCATGTTATAATCCACACCCTTGCGTTTAATAAGGAATCCGTTTTGACGTAACCACTCAAACAATCTGCGTTGCCCGATGTTTATACCGTTTTGTTTAATGATCTTTGCTAACTCTCCAACTAAAATTGATGTCTTAGTAGTAGCTACTGCATCTGCAAATACAATTTTTGGTTTATCACGTTCAATCTTTGTTTCTAATTGATTGATTGTGTTGTTAGCAATTTTTAAAGCACGTTGCATAATCATTTCTGGGCTGTTCCATGCTTTTTCAACTTGGATGAAATATTGTCTTGCACGTTTACCGGGTTCACTACGTTGAATCATTGCGATTTCTTTTGCAGTGTCTAGTGTGAGTGCGTGGTCTAAATAATTAATAGCGTTACCTTGAGCTGTTACTCTTTTTTGAGTAAGAGCTGTATAATCAATATTTTCTTCAAAGCCATAATTAATCATTCTTTCAAACCAATCGTTATATCTTGTCTTAACCTCTAATGCTTGATGAAGTTCTCGACCGCTGATTGCGATTTCTCCATTTTCTTTTTCTTGTATGTTGAACATTTCGCCTATGTTCGATTTTGTTTGTAATGCTTGCATTTTATTTCTCCTTTACATTAGCGATATCAACTTGTAGTGCATCGCATATTTTTTTTACTGTGAGGAAACCGGGGTTTTTAACCTCTGTTTCGATAGATCGAATTGTCGAGTTTTGTAATTCCGTTAGCTTCGCTAGTTGATAGCGTGTTATCCCCTTTTCTTCTCTCAATTCTTTTAAGTTCAGCATCTTACCACTCCTTATTGTCCATAACGATATTTCGTTATATAATTAATCCAACCCCACTACATTGGGAGGTGATTTCCTTGCTTATGCGAGGTTTTAAATCATCCTGTGGTTTTATAGGTTAGTAAGTCTAAATTAGAACATCGTTTGTTGTGTTCCACAGTCAACCAAGAGACGTTAACTAGGGTATGCGTACTAGAAGGTAGTAACTTTTAGGACGCTAGACTTTGACGGAAAACCTAAGCACCATACAGGGCTGGGGACGATACCAGCAAAAATTGTGCTGTTAGTCGTAGTAATTAGAACCGAACAAAATTTCCGTAACACATACCTTCTACGACAAGGTGTGTGTTTTTTTATTGGAAACAAAATGTTTGTAATGCTTGCATAATATTTATGCTCCTTTCGTGTATAATTTATTTATCGCTACTGCGATGGTGGGTGGTGATAAGATTGAAAACTAACTATAACTTTAGTATCAATGTTAGAAATGCCGGTAAGTTTGAAGAAACACCATGTGAATTTGTAGATGGTAGCAAAGGTGTTCGATTAGCTTACGAAAATGGTTTGGTCGTAACAATCCACGTTAACGGCAATAATATTGATATACGTTCAAGTCACCTATTAATTTTGGTTGATGAAAACCCTTTAACTTTTGATGTTGATATGAATACAAAAAATCCTAAATAATTTTTTTACCATCAACAGTTAAAGACAATGTATTTTTATTTTGGAGATGTAAGAGGTCTATTGTCGTTAGTAATTCCTCTTCGCTCCATTTTTCTTTTTCTGCTAGTTCGATGATTTTTACTGCTATTTCATGAATCTTTTTTAAGTCTTGCATTTGTTTTCCTCCTATTAAGATGTTTGTTTGCGTTTCGTGTACTTTGTGGGTAAAAAAATATCTCCAATATTTTCGTCAAAAAAATCAGCGATAATAAACATCTCATCATTCTTAAATTGATGCTTTCCTAATTCTTTTAAACGATAACCTTCAGTTGATATATTCAAGAGGTTTGCTAAATCTTCTTGAGTACACTTTCTTTCTTTTCTCAACTTTATTAAATTCCATTGCATGTTGTCACCTCCCGCTTACAAAACCTACTATACACGATACGTGTACTTGAGTCAACATAAAAGTTTGCTTTTCGTGTATTTTTTTGTTGAATACCAAAAATAATTGGGTTATACTATAGGTAAATTTAAGGAGGTAAGAAAATGGATAAAAAAGAATTAGCGAAATTTATAGGCAATAAAATCAGATACTATAGAACCAAATTGAACTTAACTCAAGATCAACTTGGAGAAAAACTCAACACTAAAAAAGCTACTATTTCAAATTATGAGACAGGGTACAGAACTCCTAAACAAGATGATTTGTTTGAAATTGCTCATATTTTAAATATCAGTATCGATGATTTGTTTCCTACAAGAAATAATAAAAAAAACGACATCACTTCCATATACAACAAACTCACACCTCCCCGCCAAGAAAACGTACTTAACTACGCAAATGAGCAATTAGATGAACAGAATAAAGTCACTTCTATAGATGAATATAAAGAGTCTAAACTAGTATCGTATATTGCATGTGGTGCAACTGGTGCTGGCATAGGAGAAGAATTATATGATGACATATTGCATGAAGAAGTATTTTTTAAAGAAGACGAAACGCCATCAAATGCTGATTTTTGTATTTTAGTTAATGGTGATTCAATGGAACCTATGTTAAAACAAGGAACATACGCTTTTATTAAGAAAGAAGATTCTATTAAAGATGGTACAATTGCACTCGTTGTATTAGATGGAGTAAGTCTTATCAAGCGTGTAGATATATGCGAAGACTATATTAATTTGGTATCTCTAAATCCGAAGTATGATGATATCAAAGTCGCTTCGTTTAGTAATATTAAAGTAATGGGCAAAGTTGTATTGTGATTAATAACGCCTATGTGGCGCGAGGAGGATGAGGGATGGAAGAGAACGCACCTTTAGAAACAGCAGTTAATAATTTTAAAAAGATTCAAAATAGCGAGATTTACAAATTTAAATATATGAATTCATGGTGTCTTGAATATTCAGAGTTTTTATTGGATGAAGTTAGATTGTTAAAAGAAAACAAAAGTTACACCAGATATAAAAAAGGCACTATAATTTATGTAAAGTTAGGTGTTAATGTTGGCAGAGAGTTTTCTGGAAACCATTTTTGTATGGTACTTAATAATCACGATTCAAATAAAAATCCAATATTAACGGTAGTTCCACTTACATCTTCCAGAAGTAAATTCAATGTGCATATCGAAGAAGATTTGTTACCTTTAGTATTGAAAAAAATGGACGTAACGGGTAAGGATTTAGCTAAAAAAATCATGAACAATCTTGAAAAGGTGTCAAAAGCAGAAAACCCATACGATCAAAAATTACTTGATGAAAACAAATCGCTGAATGACGACTTCAAAAAATATTCGAAGGTTCGCAAAAGATATGAGCGATTCAAGTATAAAAAGACCTATGCTAACGTTTTAAATATCACTACAATCAGCAAGGATAGAATATCGAAAATTAATAGGTATGACCCTGCCGGAGAAATATCATATTCAAAAGAAACAGTAGATAAAATTGAAAATAGTATAAAAATTAGATTTCTTAGTTAAATCGCTTGAACTACACTCTCTTTGATGGTATATTACATATATACAAAACAAGCCGCTGAAATATTTGCGGCAAGCTTCAAATTAGACAAGTCGCTGAAATATTTGCGACATGAGAGGGTGCATCTGCGCTCTCTCTTTTTTTATACAATTTTCACGGGTAGCCCGCCTACCCTTATTATTTTTTGCCAATTTTGAGGAGGGAGCACATGAAAGTAGCAATTTATACTAGAGTGAGTACACTTGAACAAAAAGAAAAAGGACACTCTATCGAAGAACAAGAAAGAAAATTAAGAGCTTACAGCGACATAAACGACTGGAAAATTCATAAAGTATATACTGACGCTGGATACTCCGGAGCTAAAAAAGACAGACCCGCTTTACAAGAAATGTTGAATGAAATAGATAATTTTGATTTGGTTTTAGTCTATAAACTAGATCGATTAACTCGAAGTGTTAAAGACTTACTAGAGATACTAGAATTGTTTGAGAATAAAAACGTGTTGTTTAGGAGCGCAACAGAAGTATATGACACAACTTCTGCTATGGGACGTTTGTTCGTAACATTAGTAGGTGCTATGGCAGAGTGGGAGCGTACTACAATTCAAGAGCGTACTGCAATGGGTCGACGCGCATCAGCTAGAAAAGGGTTAGCTAAAACTGTCCCTCCTTTCTATTACGACAGAGTAAACGATAAATTTGTGCCTAATGAATATAAAAAAGTATTACGATTTGCAGTAGAAGAAGCGAAAAAAGGTACTAGTTTAAGAGAAATAACTATAAAATTGAACAACTCTAAATACAAAGCACCCTTAGGTAAAAACTGGCACAGATCAGTTATAGGCAATGCTCTAACGAGTCCGGTAGCTAGAGGTCATCTTGTTTTCGGTGACATATTCGTCGAAAACACCCACGAAGCTATTATAAGTGAAGAAGAATACGAAGAAATAAAATTAAGGATAAGTGAAAAAACTAACTCTACAATCGTAAAACATAACGCTATTTTCAGAAGTAAACTATTATGTCCAAACTGTAACCAGAAATTGACTTTAAACACAGTCAAGCATACGCCTAAAAATAAAGAAGTTTGGTATTCTAAACTATACTTTTGTTCTAACTGCAAAAATACTAAAAATAAAAATGCATGTAACATCGACGAAGGCGAGGTTTTAAAACAATTTTACAATTATCTAAAACAATTTGATTTAACATCATATAAAATCGAAAACCAACCTAAAGAAATAGAAGATGTCGGCATCGATATTGAAAAGTTGCGAAAAGAACGCGCTAGATGTCAAACACTTTTTATAGAAGGTATGATGGATAAGGATGAAGCTTTTCCAATAATAAGTCGTATTGACAAAGAAATACATGAGTATGAAAAGCGCAAGGATAATGATAAGGGTAAGACTTTTAACTATGAGAAGATTAAAAATTTCAAGTATTCATTGCTAAACGGCTGGGAATTAATGGAAGATGAGTTAAAAACTGAATTCATAAAGATGGCAATCAAAAACATTCATTTTGAATATGTAAAAGGAATTAAAGGGAAGCGCCAGAACTCATTGAAGATTACGGGTATAGAGTTTTATTAA